TTGCCAGATTTGCGGCGAGGCGGGCTGCCCGGATATGGTGCGGTCCGTCGAGAACCTGCGAGCGCTGGAGGAGGCAAGCCATGGCTGAGGCTGCGCGCGGCTCTGACGATGAGTACTGCTCGGTGTACCCGGCCGAGGGGCACCACTACATCTCGCACTCGGTTGACGCCGGGCCGTTGCGCTGGATCGAGCGCTGCCAGTTCTGTGGCCACTTCAGCGGCAAGGCGCTCCGGGCTCAGCTACAGCCGGTCCTGATCGTGGTTCCGCCGGACGGCGTCAAGATGCTGCGGGAGACGCTGTGTGTCGCGCAGTCACGGATTCTCAACTCGCCGGTGGACGCTGGGGACCGGCTGGGACATAGCAGGCGCCTCGGCTGGCTCATCAACGAGTGCGATCGACACAGGCCGCTCGGTCCGGACGGCAAGCACGGCGACCGACACACTGAGACCTGCGGATGCGAGGACAAGTGACGCCGGAGCAGATGTACGTTGTTGCCGGCTTCGCTAGCGGACTGGGCGCTCTCAAGGCCAAGGCAGAGCGGGGCGAGGGCTGCGAGCTGACGCCGCAGGAGGTCAAAGGGATCATCTGGGGCATCAAACAACTCAGGGCTGGCACCGGAGACAAGGAGCGGACCAATGGCTAACGAGGAGGCCATCCCGGACGTCGTGCTGACGTTCCGGGATGGCGCGGGGCGCGAGTGGCTCGCTGCTGGGTACCTCGGCGAGCTGGAGCGCCACGAACGGCTACCCCACGCTTCACACGTCGTCGAGACGCGCTCGGTGCACTCGTTCATGGACGAGAACATCAAGCTCACCGGGTTCACAGTCATCGAGCCGCCTAGCGGCAGCGCGCCAGACGCGGGAAGCTCGACCGGTGAGTGAACCGAAGATCGGCGAACGAGGCGGGCTGGACTGGGTGCTCGCCGGAGCACTCGGCGCGCTGCTGGGCGTTGGCGACGATGCGCTGCTGCTAACGCTCAAGGCGTTTGCGGTCTCGCTTGGATTCGATGCAAGGTACGCCGAGGCCAAAGCGGCGGAGTGGCTGCCTGAGTTCCGGGCCCACCTCAAGAAGCGAGGGGTTGCAAACACATGACTAGGATCACCGACGACAAGGGCAACACGATCGAGGTCCGGGACCTCGGCGACGGTGCCAAGCTGATCGAGATGTCGTCCAAGCACGGGATCGGCGAACTCCGGCTGGACGCGGAGAGCGCCAAGCAGATCGGCCTGGCGCTGCTGCCGGCTCCGGCGGAGGACCAGCCGTGAGCGACGCAGTGCAGCTCGCGGTTCAGCATGCGGAGCGCGCCGAGGCCGCCTATGCGCGGCTCACTGCCGATCATGGCTCGGTGCGGGCGGCCGAGACGGACATGGTGCTGGAGCGCGGGATGGCGGAGATGTGGGCAGCCGTCGCTGCGCTGAACCAGCGCGAGCAGATGCTCATTGACGCACGCGAGATGGACGCTACGGCTGCCGAGCGTGTTAGCGCGTCCGTGGCCCAGGGCATACAGGACGCGCAGCCGGAGAATCGCTCTCCGGTGGTTTGCCCGCTGGAAGGTGAGGCCGAGTGTGGGAGGGATTGCGAGCACCCCGGGCTGTGTGGGAGGGATTGCGAGCACCCCGGGCTGACCCATACCGTTGACACCATCCACAAGGTGTACCGAGCGCTCCGGCGCGCCGGAGTCAGCCTTTTCGATGCCCGGGACGCCATCAGCAATATGCAGAACGACGGGATCCTGTTCCGGGAGCGCGCTAGCCGCAATCCGTATCCGGGCGTAAGCTGATCGTCGTGAGGCCGGGAAGTGCCCAACCAACCCCAGCAAGGGATGCGCCGGTGCGCCCCCATCCAAACCGCCCGGCCTCACACAACAAGCGCCGGAGCGCCCAGCTTCGGTCCTGTGACCCGGTAGTGAGTCCAGCTCGACCCCCGTTGGACTCGGCTCCTATCTGGCAGATCGGGGAAGCGACTCAGCAGACGAGAGTCTGTGCCGAAGCGCACTGGGAAGTCGAGGGACGCCGGTCGCGCGGCTAGCTCGGCGGGAGCGAGAACGCAGGGGTGTACCGGGCAGGGCGAGAAAGCCTGTTGATGGCACTCTAGGCTTACTGGCGTTGCTAGCGCGCCAGACCGGGTGCGATTCCCGGCCGCTTACGGGGAAGCGTCCGTCGCTTCACCAGAGGGCTGTGCAGATACTCCCCGTGCTGCGCAGCCCTCTCTCAGGCCAACCGATTGGATCGACATGCCGCGCCGTCGCTTTGTTCCCTATGCCCGTCGTGTGGAGTACGCCGGTACCGGCCGGCACCACGTCAACCACTCGCGCCGTCCGGGCGCCTGGCTCGTGTCGCTGTTCCGCGACGCTGGAGACTGGGCGTTCGGCGCGTTCTCCATGGCGGCCTGATGCTACAGTACTACGACCCAACAGGGTTCGCCAGGACGGCCAAGGCGTGCACAAAGGACGGGGACAGGTACCCGTGCCGCATGGTTGCCGCTTGGCGCATGAAGCCGATCAAGTGGACCGACGGGCCAACGCCACCGGCCCAGGTACTCGACGTCCCGATGATCGTGGTGCACTGCGGCCCTGATGCGCCGTATCCGCGCGTGCCTACGCCAGAGCAGATCCTTGAAAGCGTGCGCTGGACGATGATGCTGCGGACGGACGAGGAGCGTGAGCTACGCCTCCTCACGGCGGAGGCTGAGCGCGAGTTCTAGACTTGGCGTCGGAGGTGCGCCATGGTCAGCGACGCAGGTGGTAAGAAGGGATTCGTCTACAAGGACCGGCAGGCTGTGTATCTGAAGCTGGTGGCGAAGGGCATGAGCCAGGAGAAGGCCGCTCGGATCGCCAACAAGGGACACACGCGCGCCGGGCGGAAGTCGATGGCACGCAAGGCAGCACGGACGCGAAAGGTCGGGCTGCGCTAGGATCACATCATGACTGCCAGGTCGAGAGCACAGGTTGATAAAGAGACCCACATTCGTCGTCTCGGCGGGAAGGTCCCGGTGGGAGGGCTCGATCCACAGCGGAAGATCCCAATCAGGAAGCCGCGTTCCACCGCACAGGTGGACAAGGATGCCCACATTCGCGCCCTCGGCGGGAAGGTCGCTCCGCGCGGCAAGGCCTCCGACGCTGCAAGCGGCCGAGGCATTCACTCGGCTGCTGCGAAGCGTGCCTCGGTTGGCACCAAGAGCCTCAGTGAATTCAAGGCCGCACTTCACCCGCGCAATAGGAAGGGTGAGTTCAGGAGCAAGTGACGCGCGGCAATTGTGCTCCGCCGGTAGGCTCGGCTGGGTAACGCCGTACTCACACCGGAGCGTCCAGATGCACACCTGTTGCGACCCAATCCTGCACGCCTGGTTCACTCGCGAGCGGCTCTTCAAGCTCGGCCTGCGGCACGGGGTGCACTGTCGCCGGACGCCGGGTCTGATCGAGGAGATCAAGAAGGCGCAATGGTGGTCGAAGGGCCGTCGCGTCCTGACCGGGGAGACGTATCGATGATGGGACAACAGCCGATGGACTGCCCGTCCGCGCCGATGCAGGGCCGGGAGTTCGAGGTGCCGCAGCGCCTGATACCCTGCGCGATGGGGCCGGTGGATATCGGCTCTGAGATCATCAAGACCATCGACCAGTGCTCGCGATGCGGCTGGGTCGATCCGGCCTCGCTGGATCGCTGGGCGGAGGACTGGTACAAGCGGCGCATGGACATGGTGATGAGCCGTACCGCGCTGGCTGCGGTCGGCGAGCCGTTCACGTTCGTCCGGGGAAGCGAACGTGACATCACGCTGGACGAGGGCCTTGCACAGGCCATGGCGGCAGCAACTGCGATGGGCCAAGGGCAGGTTACCATCGAACGTACGCAGCAGATCTTCAAAGCGCTTCGAGCGCTCATCGACGAAAAGCGCCCACCTCAATAGCTTTCCTCCTCCGGCCGCAGACAGCCCCTCGTTCGCCACAAGCGAGCCTGGGGCTGTCTGTGTTGTTAGCGGCAATGCCCGGGCTGGCCGTACGCTCCTCCGCATGCAGAAGATATTCATGCAGGTGGCCTACACCGAACTGACGCCGGAGCAGTACGCGACGGCGAAACAGTTCCTGGAGGAAAACGGAATCAACTACGAGTTCGACTTCAACGACTCGACGTGGTTCGTGGCGCTGCAGGCGCCCGGCTCCACGCTCAAGGCCCTGGAGACTCAGGTGTTCGGGGCGGAGGTGTCTTGATGAGCGTCCAATACGAACCCGGCCAGGACGGCCAGACGCCCGGCTACTGGCCGCCGAAGCGTAAGCGGCGCTGGCCCTGGGTCGTCGCCGGGATCACCGGATTCCTGGTAATCCTCGCGATCTGCGGCGGCCTGACGCTCGCCGGTGGAGGGGGCGAGGGCCACGAGTTCAAGACGGTCCAGGTCTCACGGCTCGACGACATCAAGATCACCGCATGCACGATGGGCGAGGGCGGCCTCGCCACCGTCAAGTACACCATCCATAACAGCACCAAAACCAAGCAGGACTACCTGCCGACCTTCAACATCGAGGATGCCAGCGGTACGGTGTACGGCCAGACGGCCGATATCGTCAATGGCCTGGAGCCGGGGAAGGACTACCACGGCAGCGCCGTCGGGACGTTCGGTGACGCCTCGGCCGACAACGTCATCTGCAAGCTGACCGGCGCGTAAGCGCGCCACTACCAAGGAGAGTTCATGCGCAAGTCCATCTGGGCTGCGTTCGGGTTCATCGTCGCGTTGCTCACGCTGACGCTCGCCCGACCGGCGATGGCCAACGAGACTCCGGCCTTCCTCAAGCAGGCCGCCGCTCCGTCCTTCAAGACCTGCCCGAACTTGCAGGGGTGGTACGGCAATCCGGACGAGCAGGACGACCTGCCGGATCCGACCGAGGCCGGTCTCAAATTCGAGGGCAAGGACCTGATCCACCACAAGACCTCGCTGGCGCTGACGGATGTGAAGGCCGGTTCGTTCGTCGCCGAGGGCGACGCGCTGAAGGTGGTCCTCAAGTACGAGACCGACAGCCCGTACACGACCATCGTGCAGACGCCGGAAGGCAAGTTCTGGTCCAGCCACATCTCCAGCGGCAAGGGCAGCCAGGACCAGCCGGTTGACATGCCGCACGACCTGGTGGGAATCCCGCAGCGTGGCGCGTCCGGCGGTCTGACGGAGGATACACGCGTGGTGAGCTTCGGCCCCGGCTACTGGACCGAGACCGGCTCCACGGTCGTGTCGTCGGTCAAGTTCCACGGCGAGACGTTCGACCTGACCTGCAAGCCGGCAGCCACCACGCCGCCGACGAGTAAGCCGCCCACCAAAAAGCCCTCGCCGTCGCACTCAACATCGACCGGCGCCGGTGGCCTCCCCGGTGGCGGGAACAACACGTCCAGCGGTGCGCTCGCGATCACCGGCCCGTCGACTCCGGCGATCGTCGGCCTCGGCGCGGCGATCCTCGCGGTCGGTGGCGGATTGTTCTGGATGACGCGTCGCCGTCGCGCTCGCTTCATCCCGTAAGCCAACCCTCAGGTACGCTCGCCGGTATGGATGGCGAGACTGAGGGCATAATCCAAGTTGGTGAGCTCCCGGTGATCCGTCGCCGGGAGCGTGCCATATTTGAGGACCATTCCCAGGCCTTGCGCTCCGGACGAGAGCAGGCCTTCAACGAGACGCTTGCGTTCGTGATCGAGCGCAACGCGGAAGCTGGTCCCTACGACGACACCCGGCCTTGGTCCGAAATGGTGACCTTTCTGACGGATCGGATTAGGGACAATGGCGCGACGACGTGAGGACGGCACCACCAGAAAGGCCAAGCCAGGCGGCTGGCAGGCCGACCGGATGGTCCCGCAGGAGACCAAGGTCAAGGCGGCCGGGAACGTCAGAGGCGACCAGGAATGGATTGCCGCGCTCGATAGCGGCGATCTGCTGGAGTTCCCGCCGCACCCCACGCAGCGCGGGAAGTACCAGACGCCGGAGAACTGCTTCTGGGACGTCAAGTACCAGTTCCAGGGGTACGCCGATGAGGTGGCGCCGGAGTTCTTTGCGGAGTACTACCGAAGCTCTCCGGACCGGCGCTGCACCGGGATCGCGTACATCCGTGATGAGCGCGGCGGCTACATCCTGGATCTCGACGGCGTGCGGCTGCAGCGGCCCTGCCTCAGCGCGCCGCTGAATGGCTCGATGGTATGCGCCAAGCACGGCGGCCAGCTGGGCCACGTGAAGCGCGCGGCCGAGGAGCGCCTCAGCCATGCGGCCGAGAAGGCGGCAACTACGCTCATAGTCCTGACGAACACCCGGGACGAGGAGGGCGAGCTTGTGGAGCAAGGTGTCCGCGTCAAGGCCGCCAACTCCGTCCTGGATCGCGTCGGGATCAAGGCTGGGTCCACCGTTGAGATCGAGGTGCCTGGCTACAAGAGCGTCATGGACCGCCTTTTCGGCGGAGGAGGCGAGGACAAGTAGTGGGCGCTGCACAGCTACCGCTGGAGATCGAGCAGGGCGCTGACTGCGTGCTGACGGTCTCGGTGGTTGGTGGGCCGGATGACCTCACCGGCTATACAGGGGAGATGCAGATCCGGGCGATGAAGGGCGATGCTGTTGCCCTGTACACGATCGACCCAACCAACATCACGTTCGATCTGGGGACTCGCATCGTCACGGTGCGGATCCCGTACACGGACACCGAGGGCTTCACCTGGGACCGTGGGGTATATGACGTCCGCATCATCAAGACCGGCTCGGGCGCCTGGCGGATCGCGGAGGGCAAGGTAACAGTGGATCACTGGGTTACGGAGGGCGCATGAGCGTTCTGGCAGCTGACATGAAGCTTCGATACACCACAGCGTCTGGCGCAGCCGGTCTCACGACGGCTGGCACGCGGGACACCTCGCTGGGCAAGTACGCCAGCACGACCGACGTCACCGCACCGCCAAACGCCTTCTTCGATGATGTGCAGTCGGCCGAGGCCTCGGCGGGTGACACGGAGTACCGCTGTATCATCGTCTACAACTCGCACGCGACGGACAGCGCGCTCAACGTCGTGGTCAAGCTGACCGGCGAGGTTGCCGGCGGTGGCGCCACCACGACGGCGCTCGACAACATCGCGACCGCAGCGGCCAACGGCGCATCCGCGCTCTCGGCCACCGTAGCCAACGAGAACACCGCGCCGACCGGCGTGGGCACGTTCGACACCTCGGACAAGACGATCGGGACGCTGGCCGCCGGACAGGGCAAGGCGTTCTGGCTCAAGCGGACCGTGGGTGCTGCGACTGGGCCGCTCGTGGGCGACGGCTTCACCATCACCGTTGGTGGAGACGGCTGATCCCATGGCGCGCCGATTCGCTAGCACGGACACGCTCCAGTGTTCGATAGGAACCACGCCGACAACCCGCGTCGGGACGTTCGTCGTCTTGGTGCGGGCATATGACGCGTCCTTCGACGCCTTGTCCTCCAATACGGACCTCGTCACGACGCGGAACGGCACGACGGCCGTGCAGGCGCTGTTCCTCGACACCGGAAAGCTGTTCGCCAACAACGACTTCGGCGCTGGTGCGACTGGACCCACCGACAAGACGGTCTGGTATGTGCTCGCGGCTACCAAGGCCACAGGCACAGTCGCCTATCGGTACCACAAGGCGGCAATCGGTGGCGCCTGGACCCATACGGCCTCCGGGACGTCAAATGATGGGTCCGGCGCTACCAACATCCTCTTCGGTAAGGGCAGCATCAAGGCTACAGCTATCTTCGAGATCGCTGCAGCCGCCTTCTTCACAGCAGCGCTGTCTGACGCTGCGATCGAGGCGCTGGGCACGTCGAGTATGGCCAGCTGGCTCGCGGCCGGACCGGCAGGGGCCTGGCAGTTCAACCAGGCCTCTGTCGCGACGGCTGTCACGGACCTGACCGGCCACGGCGCGAACCAGACGGCGATCTCCGGCACCACCGTTGTGGCGGATCCGGCGGGCTGGACCTACTCAGGTACCACGACGCCATTCACCAAGACGGTGACCGAGAGCTACAACGTCTACAACGCTTGGACCAAGAGCGTCACCGAGAGCTACCGGGTGACTAACGCCTGGACCAAGAGCGTTGCTGAGACGTATCGCGTCCTCAACGGCTTCACGGTCAGCGCGCCGGAGAGCTACCGGGTGTACGCCTCGTTCAGCAAGGCCATCACTGAGAGCTACTCCGTCCTTGCTCCTTGGACCAAGTCCATCACGGAGAGCTATCGCGTCCTCGCCTCCTGGAGCGCGACGGTCACCGAGCGGTACCGCGTATTGGCCTCCTGGAGCCTCAGCGCCCCAGAGGCATACCGAGTGCTGGGCGCTTGGAGTTTGGCCGTTAGCGACCAATACAGGGTGCTTAACAGCTGGAGTCTGTCGGCGCCCGAGACGTACCGCGTCCTCGGCGGCTGGAGCAAGGCTGTTGCCGAGAGCTACCGCGTATATGCGGCCTGGAGCCTCGGCGTCACTGAGCGGTATGACGTCCTCAGCGGCACAGCCTTCTCGCTCCACATCGATGAGCGGTACCGGATCCTCGGCCCGTGGTCGGCGAGCGTGGCGGAGCGGTACTCCGTCCTCAACGGTTGGAGTGTCGTCCGGCCGGAGAGCTACCGCGTCCTGAACGCCTGGGCCCTGCCCGTGGCAGAGCGCTACCGCGTCTTGAACGCTTGGAGCCTCGCCGTCGCGGAGTCCTACTCGATCCTGGGCGCCTCGTGGTCCCTCTCGGTGACCGAGCGCTACCGGGTGTACGCGAGCTGGCTCCGGAGCTTCACGGAGCGCTACAACGTCGGCGAGGTCAGCGCGCCGGTCATCCCGCCGGACGCGGTTGCCCGTCTGGCCGCACTCTCGACCGTCGCTGACCTCCGGCGGCCGGGCGGAATGCTCATCCTCCCGTTCACCGCGACGGCTCGTCTCGGCTCCGTCGCCATCGCCAACCTGGATGACAATGCGACGAACTGAAGAGCAGATTGCAGCCGATGACGCGCTGACCGCTGCGATCGAGCGAACGGCTCGCGCCTATGGCGTGCTTGGGGACGCTGACGTTATGGGGGATTACGTCGTGCTCGCGGCGACACAGGAGCTGCGAGAGGACGAGGTGGAGAACTCCTACATCAACCTGGTGCGGAATGGCTCCAGCTCCACCATCGTCGCCGTAGGCCTTTGCGAGACTGCTGCGTTCGACCTGAAGATGGGCCGGAACGATGGCTAGCAACACAATCATGCGTACGCCTCCGCCCAGGGCCGAGATGTACGAGGAGATTTGGCGCCAGACCGGATGGACGCCGCACAAGGCACAGCGCCGGATCCTGTTCGACCGGACGCGCAACCAGGTGGTGTCGTTCGGCCGCCGTGCTGGCAAGTCACAGACCGGCGGCAACAAGCTAGTACCCGAGTGGTTCCGGGCGATGCTCGGGACGGAGGAGCTGAAGGCGAGGGCGCAACGCCGTGAGTACTGGATCATTGGTCCGACTTACTCCGATGCGGAGAAGGAGTTTCGTGTCGCCTGGAATGCGCTGGAGCGGCTTGGGGTTCCGTTGGATCGTCCGGGTTCGTACAACAACCCCGAGTCAGGGCAGATGCGCATCTCGTCCCTCAACGGTCTATTTGTGGTGCACGCCAAATCGGCGCAGTATCCGCAGACGCTCGTTGGAGAAGGGCTCTCAGGTGCTGTATTTTCTGAGGCTGCAAAGCTAAAGCCGAGCGTCTGGTTCAAGTACGTCCGGCCGACGCTCGCAGACTTCAACGGCTGGACCTACTTCGGCTCCACGCCGGAGGGCAAGAACTGGTTCTATGACCTGTGGGATCAGGGCCAGGATCCCAGCCGGTCCGACTGGATGAGCTGGCGCGCTCCGGCCTGGGTCAACCCGTATGTGTATCCGGGTGGGGCCGACGAGGTTCTGTTGGCAGCGGCCAAGGAGGAGCGCCGGAAGGGTAATCTGAAGGAGTGGATTGCAGCCACCCCGCACGCGCCGAACGATCGGGACCTCCCGCCGTCGCCGGTCGGGATCGATCCTGAGGTCTGGTCGCTGTTCCTGGACCAGAGCACGGAGATGTTCAATCAGGAGATCCAGGCGCTGTTCACGGAGTACGTGGGTCGGGTCTTCAAGGACTTTGACGAGGAGATCCACGTCAATGACGAGGGCTTCCGGGCGGGCTGGGCGACGTACGCCTGTGCAGACTACGGGTTTACCAACCCGTTTGTCTGGCTCCTGGTCCAGATCGATCCGCACGGCGAGCGGGTGCACGTCCTTGACGAGTACTACGAGACCGGCCGGACGACGGGCGAGGCCGCTGCCGAGATCGCTTCGCGCGGACTCGCACCCCGAACTATCCGGCAGTTCTTTCCGGACCCAGCGGAGCCTGACCGGACGCGAGAGCTGTCACAGCTGCTGCAGCTCCGGCCCGGCCGGGGGACCGGCGGACCGCTTGAGGACCGGCTGGAATGGATCCGGCGCCTACTCAAGGTGCAGGTAAGATCTGACGGCCAGGCCCGTCCACGATTGACTGTGAACCGCAAGTGCAAGAACTTCATCCGCGAGCATGGCGCGTACCGCTACCCCGAGACGGCACAACAGGCGGCTGAGAAGAAGCGGCCGACGAATGCAGCTGAAATGCCGATGAAGCTGGATGACCATACGCCTGAGGCGTTGGGCCGTCTGCTTCGAGGTCTCTGGGGTGCTCCGCAACGCGGTACGGGCGCGAGGCAATCCAAAGTCAAGACCAGTCGATAGGAGCTGAAGTGGCCACCACGAGCCCATATGCCACCGCACTCGCACTAGGGCGGCCCAAGCCAGCTCATGTGGTGCCCGGTTTCTGGAACCAGGACCGCATCACGGCGTACGGCACATACGAGGACATCTGGAACAACCTCCCCGAGACGTTCGCCGCTCTGCTCCGATCGAGCGATGACCCCAAGTCGCGCCGGTATGTGCCGGCTGTGCGCGGGATCATCGAGGGCGTCAACCGGTACCTCGCCAAGGATCCCGAGATCGCATGGAAGTCGATGCTGGGGGCGACGATCGATCAGGCGACGATGGACGAGTTCACTGGCCGCGTGCAGTCGACGCTGACGCGCGAGGAGTTCGCGATCAAGTTCCTGGCGATGAAGCGCTGGTGGCTGATCCGAGGCGACGCGCTGATGACGATCACGGCCGACCCGAGCAAGCCGGAAGGCACGCGGATCGGTATCAACGAGATCCCGGCCAACCAGTACTTCCCGATGTACGACCCGATGGACGCGACGCGGGTGATCGGGGTCTACCTCGCCTCGATCGTGCAAGATGACGACGGCAACGACATCGTGCAGCGGATCGAGT